GGTGCAAAAGTTCTCATTTTAGGTTCAAGTCTTTTACCTTGAATCCATTCATCTTTATTACCTGTTGATTTTAGTTTGTCAGCAAATTCAGCTACTGGGTCAGGACGACCAAATGACATTGGTGATAGGTAAGTTTTGTTGTTACCTAGATTATAGTGAAAGAACAATTCAATAAATGGATTGTCTTTATTGTGTTTGTAAGGTACAATACGAACAACTTGTTTACCTGGTTCAGGTTTCCAAAAGTTTTCTTTTGTTGATGTTGTTGATTGTAGTGTTGCGAGTTTGGATTTTATTGCGTTTATATCCATTTGTACTTCTCCTATGTTTTATCGTTTATCGTTTATTAATTATGGTTTAGAAAACCATATAACCTATTTTTTACTCGTCTATAAATATACGAATAATTTTATTTCTATACAAGCTTTTTTTATTTTTTATCACATTCTGAATTACATCCACATTTTTTATCCCATTTTCCAATAGGACACTCAGCGACTGCATAGTGAACTTTTACATTCATAAAACACCCACACAATGGACACCTACCATCTTTTTTTCCTGTGTCTGGATTGGTTTCATCATAAAGAAGTTTAGGACAAGCTTTACAAATCTCCCATCTTCGTTCAGCCTCTTCTTGACTTGTAATAACTTGAGAACCTTTAACCCAAGCTTTTAAGGACTTCCAATGAGTAACAGCTAAGTCACGAACCATTTGAGATGCTGGTGGAAGTTTATTTTCTTCCTCCAGCATTTTCTCAGTTTCTTCAATACATTCTAGTTCTTCTTTAGTGGCTTCTCTATCTTTAGTAACTTTTGGTTTGAACTTAAAGCTCACTTAACTCCTAAGTGTTTCATGAGTTTATCCATCTTCTGTTCAATTCTTTGGAATCTAGCTTCTAAATCTGGAGTTATACCAGTTACATTACCAGCTGGTGATTGTTGATTTTTCTGTCTATCTCTAGCTTGTTTCATTCTTTCAACTAAAACCGCAGATGGTTGGAGATTTGGTAAATGAGTATTGTCTTTAATCCAAACATCATACTCTTTACCCCAATCTTCAAATTGTTCATCTGTGGCATCAACTCCCATAGGTGGACGAGGTGGGTCTGACTTTGGTCTCGGCCTCTCCAATATTTCTTCAGCTGTTTGTATTTTTGGAAGGTGTTCGTTTTCCTTTGTCCACGTTTCGTATTCTTCTTTCCATTTAGATATCTCTTTCTCAGTAGCACCATGGAATGGAACTTTTGGTATAGGGCCTTTAGGTCTTGGTGGAGCAGGTATGTCCTCACCATTAACCCACTTAGTAAGAGTTTCTTTATCTCTAAAACCACATACTTGATTACCCGTTTCACCATCTATGAACCATGGAGTTCCACATTGTTTTCCATATTTTTGTGATAGTTCGTTTTTTAAACCTTGATTATCTTTTTCAGCTAAGTCAAGCTTTAGAATGTCGTGGCCTTCTTTTATTAGCTCATCGACAATTGGGTCTGCTTTTTTACAAAAACCACATCCTACTGAGTAAAAATAATATAGGGTGGATTCTTTTGGGGTTTCTTGTTTTACTTCTTTTAAGACTTCTTTGTCTTTTTTCTTGGCCATAACCTTATTCTCCTGTAACTAATTAGTATATATAAATATATATAAATTGTAAAAACGATTAAACTTTTTCTATTTTAAATATTCTTGTATTGATTTTATTCAATCCATCTGCGTTAGTTATTAATAACATGTTTTTAAAATTTTCCCACGGCACCATAAACTTTTCATCCATAACACCATTGTTTAAATTCTTTATACATTCATTCAATGCATTGATTGTATATAATGTATTAGAGTGTTTTTTTCTATGTAGGGAAATCGTTCCATCTACTTTATTGTAATCCACACCACCCTCAGTACTTACATTATATGTGCAGATTAATTCATTCACATTGTTTTCATTTTGTAATACATACACTTTACTGAATATAATCGTATACGCATCTGTGATTTTCTTAATTGTATCATCAAGACTTTCTTTTGTTGTAAATGTGCATAGTAGTTGTGATTTCATTATTCTTCTTCTTTTGTTCTCAATGTCGCTGCACTATCTGGAAAACGAATTGGCTCTTGGTCTCCAAAAATATCTCGTGAAACCGACTCAACATATTTACCAAAGTCTTGAGCAACTAACATTTCAAATTTGTGAGCACCACCATATCCCTCACCATCTTCCCTAATACCAATTGTTGTAATTGGAACAACCACATCTTTTCCTCTAACTTTACCTTGATATTGTATTGCTGGTGGGTCTGCGTCAGGATTTACTACTAATTGTTCAACAACTTGATTCCAATCATCAGTTCCAAATATACCTTCCATTGTTTTTTTATTTATAACAAATTCACCTAAAATTATACTCTCATCACCATCTGATACAGATTTAAGTGGTAATTTTTCTTGAACTTTTTTTAATACAGATGCTTTAGCTTCATCACTTGTATTAATAAATGTGGCTACCTCTTTAGCATGTTCTTTAGCTATTAATTTTTGTTGTTTTACAAACTCTCCACCCATTACATCACCATAGTCGTTCATCATAAGTCCCAAAGTCATAGATACTTTATCCATACCTCTTTTGTCTGATTTAAGTCCTTGGGTTTTGAGATTTTGTTTAATGTAATCTCTTGTTAAAACTAAATTAGGATTTTCAGCTAAATCTTTTTTATATTGAGATAGAAACCCATTAAACCCATCTTTTATTAATGATTGATTAGTTTCTTTATTATCCATATTTTTAGCTACTTTATCAAGTGTCTCGTCAAAATCATCATTATCACCAACACTACTTAAAAACTCGTTTATATTACCTTGATTATTTTGATAAAAGTTATCTATGTTTTTTACTTGATTTTCTTTATATTGATTTACACCTTTTTGTTGTAAATGTTGTGGTAAAACATCATCCTCAAAAGCAGAGCCAAGTGTTCCGTTCCATAACCTTTGATTTTTTAATTTTTGTTTCAAAGATATTTCTTCTTTCATCACAGTATCACCAACTTTTACTGTAAACATAATATCTGTACTATATCCTTTTTCATCATAATCTTGCCCTAAAGCTTCAAATTCCTCTTGAATATCCCAAGCCGAACCAACTATTTCATAGTCTTTTCCATACTTATCATACATCATTCTTAAAATGGCTGAACTATTTTCTTTAGCTGCTTTAGACCAAGCTGATGATACGTATATTTTTTCACCTCTAGCTTTTGCTTTTTGTATGTGTTCGTCTATATTTCTAAAAAACTCAGCTCTATCATCACGATTCATTGTTGTGGCCATCATTGACAAAAGTTCACCTGCATTAGCATCTGTGTTTCCAGCACCAGCTTTTCCTATACCATAATAATCTGAGTAATTGTTTTTATCTTTTGTATTTTTTTGTGTATTCATTACTCTTTCAATAAATTGTGTATACTTTTTTGGTATTTTTGGATTATTTTTTACACCATCGGGCATTGTAAAAGTGTCTGTGGTTTGATTTCCAATGTTTTTTGCTTTAAAATCTTCATTACTCATTTCTAGTGGTTCACTATATACTTTTCCACCAATTTTTTCTCTTTGACTATCAGATTTTGATTTTGGTTTATCTTCAGTATCTTTATCTTTATCACTTTTACCAGTCATATACTTTTCAGTATCACCCAAATCACTTGGTTTTAATTTTTCACCACTATCTTCTTTATCTTGTTTAGTATCCGTATCACCATCTAAATTAGCAGCTTTCACAGCAGCTTCCTTTTCATCACTCCCTTTTCCTTGTTCAATATCTGAAGCATATTGTCTAGCGGTTTTCATCGTGATGGTTCTCGTCTCACCAGTTCTTGGGTCTTTAAAAGTTACTTTTTCCTCATCATCATCTTGTTCATTTATGATGTTGTGAATAACCTGATAAATTATATCATTGGGTAAATTTAACTTTTCCATTGATTCACGAAGTTGTTGAATGTGTTGTGCGTTTTTTGGATTAGGCATTCCATCGTGAACACGATATGCCCATTCTACTAATATAGTCTCAATGATTTCTGAAATATGTTGCATTTATAACCTCTTTGTAATATCTTGCATTTCACCATAGTTTAATCCCATTTTGGATTTGGTAAAATGTTTTCCTTCCTCTAAAATTGATTTTATATCTTTCAAAGTTTCCACTCCATCTTGTTGTGAGAAATCAAATAGGAAACTATCATATCCATATAAAACCAATTTAGTGTTCTTATTTAATAAATAGTCTTGAATTAATAAAATCTTCTTAATATTTGATTCCGTCTCAAAAGCTTGAATCAAATAATTAAAAACTTTGTTTCTATTTAAATCTTCGTAATTATTATATGTAAGTTTCCTTCTATAAATATCAGTATAAACACAATTATGTGTATTTATTTCATTCCATTTTGAATTAATGTATTCATGAACTTTTCTAAAAAATGGTACTTTTTCTCTGGTTTGTTTATCAATTCCACCATACAATAGTTTAAATGTTCTTTGTTTTGATTCTTCATATGAACATTCATAGTGTTCTGCAAGATGTTCATGTACTGAATTTTCACCAAATTTATAATCAACTAAATCAGCGATTAATCTTAAATGATATGCATCAAAGTCAAATTCAACTAAATAATCATTTTCAGGCACTATGGATTTTCTCTTTTCGGGTGGTAGAGCTGCGAAATTAACAGTTCCAAATGCATTTGATGGACGACCTGTTGTTGTGGTAAGATTGTAGTTGGAATATAATTTACCATTCGATATATGTTTTTTAACTCTTACGTCAAATATATCACATACGTCATTGGATACCTTTACCCCATTTTTTTCTATATTGTAAAAAGCCTTTATCTTATCAAGTGCTCCACTATTTTCAAACCACCCATCATCATCAATAAGGTTTTCTAAATCTTTCTTCACCCATTCCAATATCTTGTCTGTAACCTTATCACAATACTCTTTGTGTTTGCTTATTGGTATGATTTCGTTAAGTTTTTTTACATTGTAGTATTTATTACTCAAAAAATCCATTGCATTGTTTCTTACTTCCAAGTCTAAAGGTTTTCCATGTAACCACCAATGTCCAATATTCACATCAAGAATACATCTATATTCAGGCAATATTGGTAATAATTTCTTAGCATCAGGTGTCATAACAATCTGTTTATCATCCATTAGAAATGAATAATCAACCATGTATTGATTGGAATCTGGATGTTTTTGAGGTAAGATATAACTCTTTGATGAATCCCAATTATCCACATCATGTCCATGAATTTCTCTAATATAAAGTAGCGACAACTTGTTATTCTTATGTAGTGGATGTAAGAATGGCTCTGAATATATGGGTATAACAATATAAATCATACTACAATATATAACCTTTTATGTTAAAAAACAAGCTTTTTTATAAGTTATCCTGCTGCACCTAAACAACAACAATTAGGGCCCTGTTCAAATCCAGCTCCATTTGTATTACACCAAGCAGTGCAACTATGTTCATTTCCATTCCAAATAACTTGACAAGCTTGTCCATCTGGATTATTATAATAATCAGATATGTTACTATTCGATCCATCGTGACGACAAGGTATGGTTGCATCTGGATTGTACATTTCATCACCTGGTATCATGCATCCAATTATATTTACAGGCCCTTCAGATTCATCTTCAGATGGTGTGGCTTCACTCACACAAGATTGTACATCTGCATTATAATGTTGATGTGATGGGTCTGTTGGCGCACCTAAATAATCACAACATGGTTTTTTAAGACATGTACCAACGCTGAACAAATCAAATTGAAAAACACAATATGTGGTTGGACAATCATCACTTCCAAAGATTTCAACCCCAACTTCATCACAAATATCACACGCAGGATCATAATATAAACAAGAACCATCATCAGTTGTAGCATTTAGATTGTAATTTGTAGCGTTCAAATCTGTACAACCTGGCCAATCAGGTATTGCTGGTGTTGTGAATGGTTGTAGTTCATCATTAACAATCACACCCTCAGTTGTTAATTGTGTTCGATCTGCGTTTTGGAATTGAATGAATAAATCCCAATTTTCAGGATTACCTCGTAAGTATTGATCAATTTCACTTCTATAGTAGCTACCATAGTCATCATCTTCATATCCACTTAAATAATGAGTCAAATAATAATTTATAGCCTCTTCTCCCTCACCATATTTATCTGTTGAAAAATCATGATTAGCATCATAATCATAATACTTTATGTGTTCAGGATCACTTACAACTGCCCAATTTTGCCCATTGGTTATTAAATAGTAGTCATTTCCATTTTCAAGCACTATACCAAAATAAGAAAAATCATCAGGCCTATTCATTATGGTGTTTTTAGTGTGTTGTTCATCAGTCGTTGTGTCACCAAATACTGGATCGAATTTACCTGTATTAAATGTTTCAAGAGTTTTTGATAAATCTTGAGAAAGTGTTTTTATCTTTTTAGTTGATAGTTTTGCTCCATATCCAATCAATGGCCCTTTTATTATTTTAACATCTTTTACGGCTCTATTACCTGAAGCTTTTGTATTTAAAACTTTAACTTCCCTATTTGGGAATATTAACATCATACCCTCTTGTGGTAAACTGACTTGTTGCCAATCACTACTAAGATAACCTAAATTTGTGTCCAAACCATATTTTTTTGGTGACTTACCAAAGTATTTATAACCCCATTTAATTTTAAAAACTTTATCAATGAATTGATAATTCTCGGCTGGTGAATAAGGAGTTATTGATTTTAACCCAGCCATAAAATGTTCATTACTCACAAGTTCACCACCACCCTCAAGATCAGCGGTTGCAGCGAGCCTTTCTGGCCTTGGATTCTCCGTTGCCTCTTGACCAAGTGTCCACCATAAATTATCTTTTATATCTAATAAATTCAATTTTTCAAATATATTTCTTGGGTCATATACTGTGTCGGGTACCGAGTTACCTGTGGAGGAAGCTATACTTGGATTGTATGTTGATGATTTTATTTCAGGTCTTATTCTAAATTGAGTGTCCAATGTTGTATACCAACCATCAACTCCAATATCATGTGTTACTTTTGTTGTTTGAAAATAAACATTATCTTTATATATTTTTGGTAAATAATTAACTTTAAAAATATCACCTGGTTGTATACTTGATATTCCATAAATTGTTAAATTAAGGTTCATTGGTAATAAATTAGGAACTTCCTCTTTTACAACCTTAGATATAAAATATTTTCCATAATAATCTTTAGTGTCCTCAGCTACCTGAACACCAAGAGCTTGTTGTGCAAGTAAGTTTTCATCTATTTGTCGTTGTAATCTTGATTGAGCTGAACCATCAGTATCTTTGGTTTTGTCTTCACTCTCTTGTTCACTTTCAGTAAAATCTTGCTCCTCTAATTCTGTAGAGTTATACATACTACCAATAATATTATTTTCATTAGATTGTTTTCCTCTAATTGGATAAGTGTCATCTGATACTAAATCTAAAGTTTTTTGATATGATGAAGCTAAAAGTGCATTTTTATCAGCCGTTAATTGATTACCACGAAAAGCACTATTATCAGGAAGATATCTTATGGATAAATTATCTTTATCAACAGCTGTTAATCCCACGACATCATCAATTCTTTTACTAATTGGATTTGGTTTGTTACCATGACTCATGGCTTGAATGGCTAACATGTCTCCAATACCACCATCGGGCATGTTGAATGAAACATCATATGATTTAACTATTGAGTTTCCAGATGTAACGTCAAATTCAAAAATTTTATCAAATGCATCATTTTGTACACTTTGTTGTGTTTGATTATCACTCGAGTTTCCAGCATTAGATATTTTTTCTTGAATGTCTAATTTATTACCATCAATGATTGATAACTCAGAGTCAACCTGTCCTGATTTTAATCTTAAATCCATAATACCATATGAATCATCATTTATTTTTTCTAACAAATCCTCTATAGCACTTTGAACGGAACTTGAACTTTTAAATGATTTTAATATCTCTTCAGCACTAATGAATAACTCTCTTATTGGTATTCTATTTTTTTGTTTATCAAGTTGAGCTTCATCATCAATATCATCCTCATAATTTGGTGTTTTTCCAATTTGAGATGAATAAGAATTGCCCTCATCATTTGGACTTGAATTACCCCACCATTCTGGATATACACAGATTGGTGCACCTTCACCCGGCGCATCTAATGCTTTTTGATAGTCTAATAATTTAACATTATAAGTTGTAAAGTTTTTTGATGAATCAATTCGTGTTTGTAAATTATTACCTGTATTGATATTATTTTTTTTAGTTTTATCAATATCATTTCCAAATCCAAATTGAGAATTTATAATTATATCCTCAAATAAACCAATTGAAATATAAGTGTCATTTATATTACCATCGTTGATAAAAACACCAGTTCTAATTGAATTGTTGTGTGAGGGTATAGTTTCATCAACTCCAGGCGTGAACTTATTACCTGATAATAATTTACGACTTAGATAATTTACGTTAGCGTTGAATGTTTTTACATCATCCGTTGAGGAGTTAGCGTTTGGTATATCTATTATTTGTTTTGCATCAATTTCATCATCAGTAATATTATCTTGAACGTCAGATACCAATGGATTGATGGCTAAATATTTAATGGTATGATTTAGAATATTTTCAATATTTAATTTTACAGTTCTATTTACTTCAAGTGTTAACATAGCAGCGTTAGCTGATGTTATGGTTAACTCACATTCAACGCTACCATCTTGCATTATTTTAGAACTAAAATTATTAACAATACCATCAATAACATCCATGTTTGAATAATTTTCTGTTACGAATCCTTGTTTGGAATCACCCTTGTCAGTTTCACCATATAGAAATGTCTTAATGTCTCCACTATCTATTAAGTCTTGAGGTTCGTATAATGAGTCTGTGTTTAAAGTTCCCCATCCAAAATCTAAGAATATTCTAGCGCCTGGTTTTAAAAAGTATTTACTATATATGTTTTCAAAATCATCAAAGTTGTGAACCATGAATCGTATACTTGTTTGTTTTCTAACACCAAACATATCTTGAGTTTCTGAATTAATTGAAATAATTCCAGCGTCAGGTTTTAAAAATGGATTTTTTGAGTTTTGATTTTGAAAAAATGTTGATTCATCTTCTTGATTATTAGGATTAAATAAATTAAAGTTATTGGTGTTCACTTGATAGATTTTAAAATCAAAAGTTTTGTCCTCAACATCTTGTCCAGTTTTTACAAACCACGCACCATTGGGATATTGCTCCGTTCCTTCAACCCAAACAACTTTAGAACCCTCATTTAATTGAGCTAAATTATTGGCCTTTCCTTCAGCTACAAGTTTTTCTTTTTCTATATATTCTTGATTAGACGTTGAATTTGGGGCTACTTCAAAAACAGCTAAGTTTTCAATCGCTTGTTCAGGTGTAACCAACTCCACAGCCGTCCACATTCTAGCGAATGGAGTTCTTGATGATAAATCTGCAACACCATTGAAATCATTATTTATTAATTCACCAAACTCCCAATAATTTTCATTATCATATTTTTTGTATCGTTTAGATGCAACCTCATCATTAGGGTGACGAGTTCGAGATGCAGCTAGTTGTCTAGCTTCAAGTACCTGTTTTACTTTTATTGGTAAATCAGAACCAAATATTCTTTCATTAATCATTTTTGTTAAAAACCTTTTGCTCTATCAGTTGATATTGGTATTCTTAATGATGTTCCAGCTGGAATGTTATTAGTTGTTAAATTATTTACTTTCGCTATAAACCACCACAATGACGCATCATTATAAAACTCATTAGCTAAATTATCACATCTGTCACCTTCTTGTGCTATGAAATACATGTCATCATTTTGTTCAGGTACTTTTTCATATATGGTTGTTCCATAAGCGTTTTTTCCACTTTTTTTACTAACTCGTGTTTGTTTATATCTAGCCATTTGAATCTCCTACATATCCATAGAATGAATAATCATTTTCAGATTCTTCGGTTTCAAGATTTCCTGATTCCGCGATTTGTTTAAATTGTGGTACGTCCCCATGAATTACTTGATATGAAATAGTAACCATTATGTGTCTAGGCGCTCTTTTTCCTTCCTCAGTTTCATATGGAGATTCTTCAGGAATGTTATAAGATAAACTTTTTATAAATCCTGTTAATTCATTGTTTTCTCTACCAAACATTTCACCAATTCTCATTTTTGTAAGTGGTGGTTTCATACGTAATCTTGATTGGTCATCTTTTTTATATTCTGGATAAGCTAAAGATGTAAGTCTATTTATTTTAGTATATATCATTGAAAATTCATCAGGTGTATGGGCGAATAATTTTAAATTAAAGTTAATTTCTCGTTCAGCGCTTTGATAAACATACACAGGTTCACTACGACCAATATAATTTGTGGGGTTCCAGTTTGGACTAACACTTTCAGTCAAGCCATCTATGTAAGCTCTAAAGAATATATATCCATTATCTCTCAAATCTTTAAAGTAAAACGGCATTCCGTTCTTATAAGACTCAACGTTAAAGTTTAATTGTTCGTCTCCAGCTTCTGTTGATGCCACATCAACTTTTAAGTTATCACCTTTAATAATTTTAGCTAACGTTACTCTATCACCCGACTTAACAACTGCATTTTTATTTCTATATCTACTTCCAACGGCTACAAGACTACCACCTCTTCTTGTATCAACCAATGGACTATTTGTGTCAGTTGAAAATTGCATATACCCACCAAAACTTGGATGAATACTATAATCATTTACTACACTCTCGTAGTCGGTGAATTGAGAAAAATTAGCTGTAGGAGTTTGAAACAATTCACCTGTTGGAAGACTTGGTATATCAAAACTATTATCAGTTGGTAATGGAAAATCTCTTCTTAACAAAGTGGGGAGAGATGGCACTCCTCCTTGATTTCCAGACCCCACCACTCTTGCCAAGGAAGAACCTAAAGTTGATAATGGGCTGTACAACGATGCAAATCTAGATGGTGAAATTATTGTTGATTCCGATGGTGAACCATCATTAGATGGAATAGCCCATTCAGCTTGTGAACCAGCCACACCTAAAGCATTTTGCTTAGCTATAAAAGCCAATCCAGCTGGTGATGATAAATACTTAGTTAACCTAAGTGTATCCGTAACAGCTCTAATTAATGGAATTGAACGTCCTCCTTGATTTAAAATTCTACCACCACTTAAACCTTCAGTTGTTGGTATGTTTGATACTATGTATGGTTCACCCCCACCAATTCCTAAAAAATCATCTCTAGAGGGGCTGAATATACTAACTTTCCGTGAGTCTCCCCCACCTCTAATTTTTAAATTATCTCTATTTACCTCTCCCCCATACAAATATGGTTGAATTGTATTTCCACTTCTTGGACTAGGTGAATCTATCGTTAATGGATTATGGTCTGAGGTGTATAGTTTTTCCCATGATGAACCATTTAATGGTCTGTTGATATCAATTCTATTAGGTTCAACTAAACTACTTTTTGGTATTCTTGTTAATTGTCTTGTTAAATTATCAGGTGAAACAATTGGAAAAAGATTTATGTCATTAAGTGAGCTGTTATCACCTCGATGAACACTTTCATTTGGAAAGTCGGGTAAATCATTAAATATACTATTTAGATTTTCTAAAGCCAATTATATTCTCCATTACATAGATTTCAAGGTATCACCAACTCTACTTCCAATACCACGTATAGCACTTCCACCAACACCAAAATAAGAAGACATTTCTTGTCTTAATTTTGATATCTCTGTTTTCACTAATTCTGTTTCTCTTTTTAATTCCATAATGTTACCACCACCACCCCCAGCAACCATTCCAGCCACACCAGGCCCTGCTACAAAATCATCATTAGGACTCAAAGAAAACAAACCACCTTCACTTGGTGACACCAAAGTTTTACCATTCGCACTAAACATATCACCAGCTGGAGTAGCGAATCCCGTGATAAGCGCAGCTATTCCTCCTAACACAGCAGGAGCTGCGGCGAAAGCTGCTAATGCACCTGGCCCTAAAGTACCAGCTGCGTTAAAATAAGCTAAGGCTGATGCTGATATGGCAGCTGCTGTATTTTTTACCACTATACCGGCTAACAACCCACTAACTAAAGGTAATAAACCAACTGTTTCATCAAGTCCTTTAATAAACGAACCAACACCTTCAACCAATCTAGCTATACTTGGACCTATAGAACCAGCTAATTCCAGACCAAGACTTTTGAAATCATTTAATATTTTTGCAGTTGCTGTAATGGTGTCTTCAGGTATTTCGTTTTCCGCTGATAATCTATTGATTTCACCTTGTAAGGTTTTTTGTTCATTTTGTTGAGATACTAATTTTTGTATGTCTTCAACATTCAGTCCAAGCGCTTTGGACAATGCATCTCTTTGTATTCTATTTAAAGCGTTAAACTCTGCTTCACTACCAACTTGTTTTACTATTTCAGATTGTAAACCCTCTAAATCATTTGCTAGTGATAACTCTCTAGCTTTCTGTAAATTTAAATTTCTACCTAATAATATTGAGGCCTCTACCTCTGCATTTATTGAATCTTGAAAATTTAATAAACCATCAGCGGCTGAAGCCACAGATGACAATTCAATACCTAATTTTCTAGCTTGTACAGCAGCTCTTAAAATATTCTCACCACCATCTTGAGAAAATCTTGCGAATAATCCTGTGTTAGTGGCCACATCACTTAATACTTTATCAGGCGCTACATTATTTGCCTTAGCTAATTGTCGTGCTCCTAATAATAAATTTTCTGCTTGTTGTCCAGTTAATCCTTGAGTTTGTGTAAATAACCCTACTAATTTAGTTGAATCATCTACACTCATACCAGTTGAGGCTGATATTCTAGCCACATTGTTTGATAATTTAGCAGCTTCAATTACTCCAATACCGAAACTGTTTGCTAAATCTGATATAGACCTTTGAGCATTTTCACTAGTAAGCCCTACACTTACGAATTGTCTATTAGACTTTTCTAGTTCTTGTCGAAACTCCGTTACACCAATTCCACCAAATTGGTCAGCTATGACTCTTTGTTGAGCTTCAAAGGTGGCTAATAAAGCTGTGGCTATTGTGAGTGGGTTTGTCAAGAAACCACTTATAGATGCACCCACATTACCAAATGCGTTATCTATTTCACTTACTGAGTCTTTTGCAGTTTGAAGTAATTTATTAGCTTGTTTTTGTAGTTTTAATTCAGCAACTTTATTTGTGATAATTTTTTGTTCATTTTTATATCTGTTAGCTGTTATGGTTTTACCTTGTTTATTTAAGCTATTTACTTTAGATAAAATATCTTTTTGTATGTTGGTTAATTTATTTAAATCATCCTCTGATTCAACCATTTCACTTAAAATTTTAGCTCTATCCTTAAGTGTTTTTACGTTACGATTACTAGCTGCAGCTCTTTCCTGCTCTAATCTTAAAGCTTCTTTCGCAAAATCTATTTGTTCTCTAAAGTTGTCCGCCATTTAAATTCTCTATTTTACAAAATCACTCAATTTATATCTACTAAGTTTGATAGGTTTGTGATTGGGATTCAATTCTTTAAGTCTTTTGTTTAACGTGGTTTCTATATCATTAACACCTTTATTCAAAGACATAAATCCAGATACTATTTTTTTATCTTTTCTAAGTATTTTTTCTTCTTTAGAAGGTATTCTTAACAATCTTGCTAATTTACTAAAAAAACTCTCAGCTAAAATATTTTCATTGTTCATATATGACTTTTTCTTTGACACACTTTTCTCCTAATTAGATGTAAGTATTCATATATAAATATAAAATATGTAAGAAATTATCTTTTAAATCTTGGATTGATAGCCGGCTTTGAAACTTTTGGTTTATTTTTATTTCTTGACTCCTCTGCTCTTTTCTTTTCTTCTTGTTTAACATCAAGAAGTTTTTTAAAATAGAATTGTCTTAAATAAGTAGGCATATTATAAACGTCAGAATGTGTAAATCCTTGTCCATAATAAATTAATTGAAATATCTGTTCGTGAACTTTTGGTTTATCAGTCGATTGTAGGCCAAAAAAAGTTTACCGTCATTGGTATTTCTACCTTGACGGACTCACCTCCTATCTCTATTTCTTGTTCTAATTCAATGTCTGGTGATACTTTTCTTATCTCAACTCTCAAATGCATTGAATCTCTAGCCAGCATGTTTTGTGCTAAATTATTTATTGTTGATTGATTATCATCACCATCAACAGAGGTTATTGTGTGCCTTAAACGTGTTGTTAATTCAGGCAATACAGTTGAACCAACTTTTTTAGATGCTGCTAAGTCTTTGTTTATAGAAGCCTCATCTTTACTAGTGAGTAATTTAAAAGTTATTTTTTTCTTTGAAATTGGTAATTCAGTCTCAAACTTATTTTCTTCCACACCATCTGGTAGTTTTTTAAAAGGACAATCTGCTAAATTAAATGTATGATTAATTTTTTGTCCTGTTTTTGGATTGATAACTTCAGCGGTATACTCAGGCCCATAAGCTAACACCCTAGCGGCCACCATTATAGCGTTTTTATCTCCAAGTATTAAATCATCTGATTTAACACCATTGGTTAATATTAATGAATCCAACAATCTATCAATTACTACACCTTTTTGAATTAAGTTTTGTGACGTTAAAATATCTTCTTCCTTCGCAGTCATATATTTTATTTCTATTTTACCGTCTTTTAATGGATGATTATCTGGATATAACTTACCTTCACTTGGTAAGTCAATCATTTCACTCGAAAAACTATTTGACATAACTTAAACCTCCGTGGCTCTTTTGTACCAACCATACCAAAATCTCTCTTGTTCTGGTTTCTTTATAACTAAATTAGCGAATCGTAACACACGATAGGCTCTAACTCTTTCAAGTTCTACATTTTGAATAGCTTTTAAAGTCATTGGCCCCATTCCACCATCTACATCAATCTTGTTTCTGTTTTTAGCATTAGCCGCTCTTTGTAATACCTTTACAGCTCCACCTCTACCAAAGTTTACACACATGTCAAAATAAATATGTCGTAAATGTTTTGGGACTTCATCACATTTAGCAGGTCTCCAATAATCTTGATGATATATTTTTTTGGCTTGTTCTATGGTAAGATTTTTGATGTCCACATTAGGATACCATCTTTTAGCGATTCCATACTTGGTTTCACCACCAGCATCATGTGGGTCGTTAACATAACCACCTTCATGGTGTAAAACGTCTTCTATTATTTCTTCAAATGTAGTTTTCATTTCATATATAAATATATATAATACAAAAAAACCCTCAATAAAATTAAGGGTTTTTTTATTCAAGTATTTAGCATTAAATTAAAACTTAAGTATAGCGTAATCGTATCTTAAAGTTAGTGCTATTTCAACCGGGTCGCTTGTTTCAAAAGATAAGTCACCAAAGTTAGCTGTTTGAATATAAGCTCCCTTTAGTTCCCATTCTTCAATAACATCACCCACAGGCCCTAAAAGGTTAAAAGTAATGTCTTTTTTATAAAAATCTGAGTAACCATCTCTACCAGTTACTGATTCGTGATGTAATCTAATCCATTCAATCACTTGTTGTGCACCTGATGGAACGATTGGGTCGTATAATGTGATATCTAATGGTTGCCATCTTGACTTACCTTTAACATATCGTGTCACATTCATATGTTCCAATACCACCTCATCTGATTCCAATGATGGCCTATTCATTGATTTAATCAAATAAGCGTTAATACCATCAATCTGCATTATGAACCGATTTTGTAGTTTCGGTTCAAAAGGTGTAAACATTATATCTTGTGGTTCTAATAATTCTGGCATTTTATTTCTCCTAAATACTTGATACCTTTATTCATATATAAATATCTAAAAATACAAAAAAAGGGATTTATATTTCAAAATCCCTTTTCTATACATTACTTGTTTTACTCTGGAAAAGAAGCGCCTGTAGGTTGTATTGTAAAGTCTAATACAATGAACTCAGCAGTTCTTGTAGGTTGTAAGAATAATTGTCCAACTAATTGATTTCTATCAATTGTATCAGGTGTATTATTCGTTTCGTCCATCACCACCCTAAAAGCAGTTAATCCACTTTGAGATTGAACGTTTTCCAAGAAAGGATTAACTATTGATAAAAATCTTCTCCGTGTTGCGGCTGTATTTTGTTCAAATACAAGGAATCTTGAAGAACTTGCTATAAACTTCTTCACATTTATCAATAATCGTCTAACATTCACTCTGTCCAATGCACTTGCTTTTTTCTGTAATGTTTTTTGCCCAAACACAGTCACTCCTTGTCCAGGAAATGTAGCGATTGGATTCACATTACTATCATACAAAGTATCTCTATCTGCTCGGGTAAGCTTTCTTTCAGCAAATGATGCGATGTCAATTGTACCCCTATTCAATCCTGCTGGAGCGAACCATGGATGAGCCACTCTATCATTAAATGAGTAAACACCTGCTACCATTACTGATGGTGGCACCCATCTTTGGAAACCAGATACTTGCGAATCAGGTATTTTTACCCAAGGCCAATACATGGCTGCGAAGTTAGAGTTTTTCTTTTTAGCTTCTGTCGTAGCATCTGCTACATTTTTATTATACTCCACAGGATCTATAATAGCGAAACAATCTCCTCTGTCTTCACATACGTCAATTACCTTTGAAACCACACCACCATGAATTGAATTAATAATACCAGGCACTAAGATTAAATTAACGTCAAACTCGTCTTGATTTGATATTAAATCTAAAGCCTGAGTGTATTGATTGAACCCATTCGCGGCTCCATCATCACTTGGGTCTAAGCCTTGTGAATTATTTTCTGCTATATTTTCATAAAATGTTCTTGGATGTTGAACCGTCCCATCACTTCCACCTTCAAAACCACCATGTAAAGAACCACTACCAGTTGAAGGTAAAGAGGCAGATGCTGCTGGTATTCTAACATCACCATTTTCATCAATATAATCAATGGTTGATTCATTAACACTATCTAAATATACATAATTTGATTTTCTAGCATATGAGCCGGTAAGTCTTAAATATGGTTTACCATTTTCATCAGTAGCGATTGTAAACACTTGGTCACCCACTGCTTTAGCTATGTAATTTGGTGAATTCGGGTCTAGATTAACATTATTAAAAGTTTCCAATACTTGTTTTCTTTTAATAGTATCATCACCTCTTCGTATCACTAAGTTGAAAGTACCTTTATTGTTAACTCTTGATGGTATTTCAAATCTTACGTTGTCAGCTGAACCACTCAATAGAATACTATTCTCACCAACAGGTCCTGCACTGTTCATTATTTCACCATGTGAAAATGTTCTTAATACAAATGGTTCTTTTGCTGCTGGTGATAATCCATTAGCTGTCTGTCCAAAATCTAATCCTCCACCTGAGCCACTTGTTGTAGCTATATTTGAAATCGCTGGATCTGTTACATGACCAGTCATAGTAAAATGAAAGTCACCTTGTGAACCATGACTTAATGGAGTTAATTGAGCAGATGACGAATTAGCAACAAATGTTCCTAAATTACCATTCACTAATGTATTTGCATTAACTCCACCCTTACTAGCTGTTAAACCAACTAGATTAGCACCATCGGTTGATGCACTAACGGGTAAATTGTGAAGAGACGCACTACGATTAATAGCATCTCTTAAATTTTCTGCATTTAGTTTTCTACTATTTGCTACAACCGCATGGGATGCAGAGTTAACATAAATCACCGTTGCTGTATCAGCAGTAACTCCATCTATTGTTGTCTCACCTGTTGTTCCAGGCTTTTGAGCAGACGCTGTAAATACAAACTTCACTGTATTTCCATTATTTGGAGTGATTGAACATGAGGTAGAATTAAGTGTTGAACCTTCTTTTGCACCACCCTCAATTTCTGTGATTGTGAAACTACCAGTATTGTGAGCTCCACCTCCAACTATAGATGGGTCGATAGATGCAGACACTGTGGCTTTAGCACTATCATACTCACCAGCTAGTATTCTAACAACAGTCAATTTATCACTATTTTTTAAATATTGTTCAGCTGTGTGTGATGTTAAAAATTGATTAACACTACCTGTAGTTTCTGTTCCCGTACCAGTATACACATCAGAGCCACTTTCAAAGGTTGTCCCAAATATTTGTTGATACTCTGAGAATGATGTAACCACGGTTGGAACTAAAACAGGCCCTTTTACCGTTGGGCCTATTACACAAGCCCCAATTTCAGCAACAGCCGCTGGTAAAAATGTTTGGTCTACTTCATTAGTAAAAACACCGGGACTAACTATTTTTTCTGCCAATTTCTTTCTCCTCTAATTACTCTGGAAACGATGCACCAGTTGGTTGAATTGTAAAGTCTAATACAATGAACTCAGCTGTTCTTGTTGGTTGTAAAAACAACTGGCCTACTAATTGATTTCTATCAATTGTATCCGGCGTGTTGTTGGTTTCATCCATAACAACTCTAAATGCATTTAGTCCACTTTGTGATTGTACTTGCTCTAAAAATGGGTTAACAATGCTCAAGAATCTTCTTCTTGTAGCTTGTGTGTTTTGCTCAAACACTAAAAATCTAGATGAAGAAGCGATAAACTTCTTAACTCTAATTAATAATCTTCTAACATTTACTCTATCCAACGCCGAAGCCTTCTTTTGTAGAGTTTTCTGTCCAAATACCGTTACACCTTGTCCAGGAAATGTCGCTATTGGGTTTACGTTTGAATCATATAATGTATCCCTATCAGCTTGAGTTAGTTTTCTTTCAGCTTGAATAGCCACATCAATACCACCACGATTCAAACCTGCTGGAGCAAACCAAGGATGAGCTACTTTATCATTGAAAGCATAAATTCCACCTAATACAACTGATGGTGGCACCCACCTTTGAGTTCCACTAACCAATGTATCAGGAACTTTAATCCATGGCCAATACATGGCTGCGAAATTAGAATTTTCCTCTTCAGCTTCCGTTGTAGCATCTGCTACATTTTTATCATATTGCACTGGATCGATAATTGCAAAACAATCACCTCTATCCTCACACACATCAATTACTTTAGTTGTAATGGTTGAATGAACATCATGTAAAATACCAGGTGTAAGAATTAAGTTAACATCATATTCATCTTGATTTGATAATAAGTCTAAAGCTTGATTGTAAGCATTAATACCTCTATCTTTATTACTTACATCAATACTAAATCCTTGTGTTTGTGCAACTATTAATTCATAAAAATTAGCTGGTTTAGCACTATCGTGTCCTTCATGAACACCAAGAGCGTTAAATCCACTTTGTCCGTTTAATCCCCCTTTAAATGCACCACGAACAGAACCACTTCCACTCTGTGGTAAAGAAGCTGATAAAGCACCAAGTCTAACATCACCATTCTCATCAACGTAGTCGATAGTGGTTCTAATGTCAGATACTCTAACAAACTTGGATTTATTTGGAAAATCACCATTTAATTTTATAAATGGTTTTAAATTCTCATCTGTTCCAATTGAATTAAATTGAGTTCCAACAGCTTTTCCAATAAAGTTTGGAGTATTTGGGTCTAGATTAACATTATTAAAAGTTTCCAATACTTGTTTTCTTTTTTCGCTATCATCACCTCTACGAATTATCAAATTAAAACTACCCTTTGATACATTTACACCATTAATTTCATATCTAATATTATGTTCAGAACCACTTGGTAACAAATCATTTGCATTAACAGTACTACTACTGTTATTCATTATTGTTCCGTCTGATAATGTTGTTAATACAAATGCAGCGTTTCCATCATCACCATTGGAGAAAGATGGACCTGGAGTGTCACCACCACCAAAACTACCTGTTGGTACGTTTGCAGTCGCTGGGCCAAATGTCCCATCCATTATCCTCACAACTGTTAAAGTATCACTATTTTTTAAATATTGCTCAGCTGTGTGTGATGTTAAAAATTGAAATGAGTTCGAACCACTTTTAAACACATCTCCGAATTTCTGTTGAAAGTCTGAGAATGATGTTACAATGGTTGGTACTCCTGCGGGTCCTTTTACTGTAGGCCCTATTAAAGCTGCTCCAATATCTGTAACAGCTGCGGGTAAAAATGTTTGATCTATTTCATTGGTAAAAACACCGGGGGAAATTATTTTCTCGGCCATAGAGGGTCTCCTAAAATATTATATGTTATCAAGGTTAGACAAACGCATAAATATTTGTCATATATAAATATATGAAAAAAAATGAAACATTAATTTTATTTTTTAATTATGATGATTTAGTTGGAATAAAAACACCAGTGGTTGGATTTAAATTTCCTTCACCGTATTTTTCAGTAGTTTCTTCTAAAAACTTTTTTTCTCTTTCTTGTAAATCAAAAAACTTTTCATTACACTCATCTTCTTTTCGCATTATGTCATTTAATCTATCTTCAAGAGTTAGTTTTGTTATTTTAGTTTGTCCAAATTCAATTTGTAAATTAGAATATTCACTTTGAAACCCTCTAACTTTTTCCATTTCTTCTTCTGTGAATTTTACTTCTTCTGACATTATAACCTCCGTTTGTTAATCATATATAAATATATATAAAATTATTTTCCGACTTGTTTATTTGTAGCATCACCTTCAAAATCAAAAGTGATTCTAGATGTAGTGGTAAATTTTTTCATATTTGATACTTTGTTTGTAATTATTGAATTTAAATATTCTGGTAATAAATAAGCTTTTGTTGTAACACTAAATGTTGATTTAATAAATCTCTCACCATCTTGATTCATTTCTGACGCATCTGATATATTTTCAAGTGCACATAAGAATTTAGTATTCGATGTATCCCCCCAATATTTATTTGATTGGTCTACAAAGGATTCAACTAATGGATTCATTTGTTCAATGAAATTAGTCCATAGTACAAATTCATAAGTTATATCAGCATAGTTTGGCATGCCGGTTGTAATTACATCATAGACAGGTTGAGTGTTTTGTTGAACTGAAAATCTATCATATTGATTGTCTTTACTCCATTTATTAGCTCTCACCACCTCTATGAAATCACCTTTAACGTCATGTTGAAAAGATTGACCAGACAAGTCATTTCTTGTTAACTCAGTTCTTCGTAACATGATTAATGGTAAGATTAATGAATTATTTTTATCCCTCAGCACTCCTCTTTTTCTAACTGCTTTCCACCTTTCCTCATTACCATAATAAACAGGTATTTTAAAAGTTTCATTGGCTTCTTTGACTCTTGGTTTCATTACATTTTTCACATGATTTAAGACTGCAGTATCAACATCTTTTAAAGTAATTGAAAAGTTTTTCGAAAAATTATTACCTGGTATGATGGTAGTTTCTCTATTACCACGAATTGTAGTTCCTTTAGTAGATACCTCATTAGCTCTATTAACCAACTCTTTATTCACCGCTTGTTTGTTTGTTATTCTATTAACGGCCATTTCGTCTTCTCAGTTTTTTAAGTTTATCCAATTTATTATTTACTTTTCCTTTTACCTCTTCTGACTTAATACTACTCATATCAGCTTTACCAATTGCAATCTCTTTTTTAATATCCACTTCAATGGCTTTCGTACCTGTTTGACTTGGTGAATCAAAGTTGTCTAACTTATTCATCAATTTACCCATCATTTGTTCCATTTGTAAATTACCATTTGGTTCAGGTGTATAGGTGTGTTTTCTTTCACCATACACATCTTCATCATCTTGAACATTACCACTAACTTCAACCTTTGGTTTAGGTGTGGGTTGGAAATTTCCATCCTTTTCATTAAACTTTGTAATTTTTTTATGTGTTATTCTTTGAACAGCCATTATTAATATCCTTTAATCGCTTCCCAAGTTGGTAAACCTGTGCCATCTGTATCAAGTGTTCCGTGATTACCATTACCTGAATGGTCAATAACAGTTGTTCCACTACCTTCATTCATTTTCCAATATCCTACAAGATTACTAGCACCTGTATGGTCATAATTAATTCCACCA